CAAGTTTGGCATAAAGTTTTGACCTTTAACAACAAGAGATTTAATCATTGCAAATGCTGTGAACAATACAGCACCTTCCATGAAAGCAAATCCACCAATTGATTTTAATGAATCTTTACTAGATACCAACTCTTGTAAAAACTTAACACGTTCAACCAATAAAGGGTTGGTCTCAAACTGCTCATAGAACTCGTCATTGTGAACACCAAGAACCTCATTCACTCTACGATAAAATGGGAAGTGTACATTCAACTCAACATCAGAAAAACAAATGGCTAAACGCTGTATCTCGTGTCGTTTATAGTTTTTTAATACAACACCAGCCCAGTAGTCTACACCAATAACATCCTCGTATTTTGAGAACAACAGTTGGTTAAAACTTACAGCATGTCGCTGTTGTTCGTTTAATCGCTTTCTTAGATCATTTTTATCCTTACTAAGATCAATTTCTTTTTCAGTCCAAAATAGAGTTTCTTTTTGATGTGTAATGGCATCAATGAATTGTGGATACTTATCAACATAACTCTTACTTGGTGTTTGTAAATCACTTTTTTCCAATTTAAAATCCTTATTAAATTTTACTGTTTTTGTTTTAATGCGGTTTTAACCATTATTTAACCCCACTCTCATCACAACCTTTCTTTAATAACTTAGATAATTTATCAATAACGAATAATAAAATACCAAGCGTTACAATAAATGGTGATGTTAGAAATAATATAACACTAACTAATTTCTCATTCTCTAAAACTACAGGTAATGTTTCAGCATCCCATACAGATTCTTTATTAAACATCACATAAGTTGTAATCAAGAATGAGATTACAAAATAAATAGATAGGTAAATAAACAAAAAATTCATTACTCGTTACCCTCAGAAATTAACCAACCATTAACCATACCATATTTAAACAACACTAACTTTTGCAAGAACTCTTTACTAACACCAAGCTCATCCATCTTATCGAAAGCAAGTTTGTCAACCTGTTTGATAAAGTCATCATCTTCTGGTAATGATTCAAAACACTCATCATATAACTTAACATCATCTTCCGTTAATGAATCCATAACTTCTAGTAATATCTCAACATAAACTTGAGAGTCAACTAAAGCTTGAGAATCGACTGTTCGATGATCATCTAAATTACCTGAATTGTCTGAATCACTTGTATCAAAAACACCTTCAAAACTCATATTAAACCTCTCCACCAAACACAACTAAAGTTTTCATATTATCACTACACATCCTACTACCAACCCAATCTGAATCACTACGTTCCCAACCAACGTAACGTTTAATATCATTAACGAGTTTACCATCAAATCGTGTTCGTTGTGTTGGTATAACTTCAACATCGTACCAACCATCTTGGAAACCAAATAACTCTTTTAGAACCGTTTGTAACTTCTCTTCTGTATAGTTAACAGTTGTTTTACCATCAACCACCTGTACATCATCATCTTCAAGAATGCCAGCTAATTTAGCAATCTCAATTAAACTATCGTGGTGTAAATCATACTCTGTACAAAATACACCAACTTTGAAGTTTGGGTTAGAATCGAAGTATTTTTCATTATTTACTTTCTTGGTTGGGTGCTTCCGTTTCTGTCTTTTTTGTTTTAAATCCATACTCATAATCCATCATTCACCAAGAACATCTTCTAACACAACCTTTTTAAAGTTTTTGTGTTTACGAATTTTACCATTATCATCAACAAGTGAGTAATATGTAGAACCGTTCCACTCAACAGCTTGAAGTTTTGTATTTAAACCATCTGAGTTATCAATAACCCAAGATTCAGCTTCATTCTTATTTGTTGTGTACTTCAACTTGTTATTCTCTACAATCAACTTAGAACAAGCAATCATCTTATCTTCTGTTGATGAATTACTTAAAGTTAAAGCATTTGGTAGAATTTTTGTAACTAACTCATAAAATGGTGCATTTAGTTTATTTAAAATATCAACAACTTTTTCTTCATCCTCAACTTTAGATAAACTTGAATTGAAATCTTCAATCATTTCTCGTAAGTTTAGATAAACAAATAAAGTATCAATACGACCATCAACCTCTTCTTTCTTATCAACACCATAAGCTGCTAAGAACTCTAAGATTGCTTCCTCACGACATTGTTCTAATTGAACATTAATCTTTTCAATCTTTTTATCTAAAGAGAAGTTAGAGGAATAAACACCTGTTGCATAAATAAACTCTTTAGCTGCTTCTTTAAATTCTGTGTTAATGTATTTTTCAAATTCGTTGGCGTGTTGATATTCTTCTAATTCATCAATAACTGTTTCTACGTTTTTTTCACTATTTTGTGAATCGTCAATAATTTGTGTATCGTCAATTTGTTTGTTTTCTGTCAATTTAATTTCCTCAAATGTTTTATGTAGAATCTTGATTTCCCTAATAGCTCAATATATATAGATATATTAGGGGTGTTTCGTTTTTTGTTGCTAATCAACGTCTTTGTATCTTATATTTTTTATGATAGAAGAAATTGTACTGTGAGAAACATTGAATTTTCTACACAACGCTCTTGCTCCAAACTCCTTATCATAAGGTTTAAAATTATTTTTAATAAACCTAACGTCATCGTCAGACAGCTTTCTTCTCAATATGCTCAATTCTAGAAGATGTGAAAACGTTGATAAACCATTATTTATAGCGTGGTTTATATTTTCCTTCGCCGTTACCCACTCCAAATTCTCAACGTCATTATTCGATTTATCCCCGTCCTTATGATTAACCATCGGAAGATTATTTGGGTTTGGTATAAACGCCTTAGCAACTTCTCTGTGAATTTTAAGAACCAAGTTTTTACCACTTCTTCCACCGATTTTTGTAACACAAGCGTTATAAGAATTACCAACAACGTTTTGTTTTAGAATTTTGCTTGTCCTTTTAGAGAACAACCTACCTTTACTAGATATTGAAAAGAGTTTTTCATACCCAACAACATCCCTCCAAATCTCATTATCCATCTCTGACATAATCAAAAACTCACACCTACCTCTTTGTATAAATTACACAACACTCAATCTTAACTGGACTCGCATGGAGGTAACGATCCTCTCCACTTCCTTCCTACTCTTTAAAGTGATCTGCTTAGAAGGCAGATGTAGGGTCATGCGAGAATTTAAACACAAAACTCATATTTGAGTTATGGGCGCAATACGTGTATATTAAACAAGACAAATCCTTTTGTCAAGTAATATTTAATAAATTTAAACTGAGTGTTTATTATTTAAACACACTGTAAAACTCTTTAGAAGCTTCATATAGACGTTTTAGCTTCAACAGGTACAATCATAGCAGAAACCATAAATAATGCTGCTATGAAGCTCTGTGACGTTCTTACGATATGTTTATTCAAGTATGATAACTTAAACATTTAATAACACTCCACTAACCCCACCAACACCATCTTTATCAACTTTCTTAGACATTCTTGATACACCTAAGCAATTTGAACAACGGTAAAAACTAAATGCTGATTGTGCTGTATAATGAAAACCTTTATCTAAATAAACGTCATCACTGCCACACTTACTGCAACGTAATGTATGATTACCTGTAATTTGATTAGTCATTGTACCAACATTAACACCAGTAAACCAACCTTGCATTTTCTTATACAAGTTACGAGTTACTTCAATATCTTGTCGATTGTACAACTCCATCTCTTCTAAGGCTTTAGCACACTCTTCACGATTCTGTGTTTCCATACATCTACGCCACAATGTAAAACCGCCAGTATTTTGCTTCAATACAGAGTAACCAAGATATTTACAGATGTTATCCATACTGTTACTTGGGAAACGAAAGTGTTGTTTAGCTTGCTGCATAATATCAATATGTTTCTTTGGTTGTAAAGGTGGTAAACCCCACAATAACATACGAGTTTTTAAAACCTTTAAGTCAAACTTCTTAGAGTTAAAACCTACAATAACATCACTTTCATTAATTACTTGAGCTAAGTTAGCAACAAGAGTTAAATCATCTTGATTAATAACATCATCAGCAGATAGTTTAAAACTCTTAACTTCATCATCGTTTGTTGCAAATGAAATAGTTAGCAGATGTGATTCTCTCTTAACTTGATCTTGAGAGAATGATTGATCAAACCTACCCCAACCATAATATTCACAAGGGGAGTTCTCAACATCAAAGTATAATGTTTTTAACTCTCTTGTTGATTTAGTAACCTCCGAACCTAACTCTTTCTGAACCCAATCTTGTTTAAGCAATCTACGAATACGATATTCATCATCACTCTTACCAAATACATCTTTAGCAATAGCTCGATTACTTTTACCTTGTTTTAACTGTTCAATAACTGTGGAACACCACCATTTATCTTTAAACTTATCATCAGTCATCAGTGTTCTCGTTTTCATCTACAGAATCTACACCTTTAATAATCTCAAGACAATCAGCAAAACGAATAGTTGTTTCTAAAGTTTCATCTAACTTATCTTTAGTGATTGCAGCAACAAGTTTAGTAATTTCTGATTTAGAAATCTTAAAAGCTTCAGATGTAGATTCAACAGCTTCTTTAAATAAGATTGTTTGACCATACAATCGTGATTTCTCTAAAGCTAAGTAATCAATCTGTTTTACAAACTGTTCACGAGCATCTGGTTTAGCAATAATCTCATCGAATGTTTTATCTTCATTCTCTTGAGCCAATTCAAATAGTGTTTTTGTGTTAGTCATTGTGTTCTCCTAAATTTAACATTAAATCACTCAACAACTCTTTTTGAGCTTTAAGTGTTTTCGGAATTGATTCTACAGATAACTCTCTAAGTTTGTCAATAAGTAATTTCTTATCTTTACAAATATGTATATATTCTTTCTTTAATTCAGCTTGTTCAAATGTGACATCATACCTTTCAGAATAACCCTTTTTGCCATGACAACCCATATGTAACAACTCATCACGAACTTTTTTCTTTTTACCATTAACTGTTTTAGTTTTATATTTCCACTTGTCTTTACACAAAACTTGTAAACCATCTGGAGATACAAGAACAATACTTCGAATAAAATCATTTATATGGTCATAAGATGTGAGTTTGTTTTCACCAGATACATGATCTAATTCTATCTCAGATGAACCAAATAACTCACCACAGATTGCACACTTGTACTTTGTAACCTTTGGGTATTTTTTCTTACTTCTTGGATTATCATTTACAACTAGTTGTGAGTTGCGTTTAAGGAACTCTTGCTTGAATATACTAGAACCCCAAGCTTCCCTCAACATTGTTCTAACAGATTTTAAAACCTCTTTATCATCAATTCCAAACTCTTGTGCCATCCTGTGGAACTCACGCCCTAAATCAATCATTCTACACCTTGATAATTTATACTTCTTAGGAATGATAACAGTCGTCCCATAGCATATTCTTTATTTTGGAATCGTGTTTTACCAACTTCAGAAGTTACAACAACACCTGTAGGTTTATGTAACACCTTACAGGCTGTTGGGGCGCAGTTTAAATAAGCATTCTCAGATGATCTGTAATACTCGATACTGCATTCTTGTTCTATTTTATTCATAATCACAACCCTCTAAAAACTTATTAACATCAAAAATCTGATCTCTCTTTGGTGTTATGTAAATCAGTTTACCTGTAAAATCTAAAGCATCTTTCCACCTATCTCCATAAGAGAGTTTATAGACATCAACAAGACGATCTTTCATAAGTTCTACGCTAGATTCTAAACCATTTAATAGGTTCTTAGCAGTTCCATCACCAATAGATTTGGTTTTTATTTTATACTTTTGCTTCAATTCATCAGAAACAAAGTCGATACCTTTAATGTTGTCACAAGAACGATCACCGATCATTAATTGAACACACAGGTTGTAGAATGCTTGTTCTGGTGAAATCCAGAAAACCCCCATATCTAAATTATCATAATTTATGAAATAACCAGATTGGTTGAATAAATCTTTATCGACACAAGAAATAACACCAACATCATCAGATAGAGCATCAGCTAAACAGAAGTCTTCAGCTTCAGAGCCATGACAAATAATTGGTTTATACTTTCTAACGAAATGTTCGTAGCAGTAAGCAAATAAAGCTGGTTTTGGTGGTCTATTACCTTTATATTCAGGGTCTATACCTCTTCGGAAGTTCCCATCTCCACCAACGTAGAAATTATATTTATCAACCCAATCCAGTTTTAGTATTGATTCAACCTTTTTATTTATATTACCGTAAGCATGTCTTAAAACAGGTATCTCAAACTCAGATATTGAGAACTTACTTCCTTTTTCATCGTGTGTTATAAAATCATTAAACTCAGAAAAAGAATTAAAATATTTAGTTCTACCAGTTCTTTTGTGAGTTACAATTAAAGGCTCTTTAGAACACATTGCTGCTGTAGAATACACGATGGTATCAGCATCAATATATAAATTCCACTTCTTACTATAATCAAATTTTGTAAAATCGTATTTACTATAATCCCTCTTTGACATTAAAACTCCAAAACTGCTATAAGACATCCTTGTCTATTATTGTTATAATTTTACTTTTGTTCTATACAGGTTGGAAATAACACCAAGTATAAACACTATAACCCAAAGTGTTAGATATATAGCGAACAACCAGATTGGTAAATTCCAATAATCAACCATTGTGTAAACAATTAGTGGTTTTAGAATATCGAAAGTTGCTGGTAGATTTTCACCAGATAACACTTTAGTTTTTCTTAAATTATCAAGACTCATAACAACTCCTATACAACAACAATCTGTTTATTTTCTTTCAAGAAATCTTCTATTGTCATGTCATAATCCTCTAAATGGTCATTTAAGTAATCACCTACAACATAACCATCAGTCTCACAACACTCTTCAGAACCAACATAGCAAATTGTAACACCCTCTAAACAAGGTTGAATACTGTTACCCTCTTCATCAGTGAATGACCAAACCTCACGTTCTGCAAATTCTGGATTACTTTCCACGAAATCTTGCAATTGTTTAATATACTCAGAAAGTTTCATTTATTTCTCCACAGTAATAATAATTTATTTAACTTTAAAAGCTCTACGTTTATTAAATCGTGTATAAGCCCTCTCAACCCTTGCTCGAATGTGTTTATACATCTGCAAGTTTAAATCCTCATTCTTCTCATTAATTGCATCACATAATACACGATAGATTGTTAACAACTCTTCATCTGTGAACTGATGTAAATCTTTTTTTATAGTCTTTCTGAACGAGCGATAAACTTGCTTAGGTAATAACGTAACAGTGAATCTTCGGTATTTGATTGCATCTTTACGCTCTTTCATCAATTGATAATTTGATTTAGGTTTATCACCATTGTCATCAACATCTGTGTTTTCATTATCATCCTCACACTCAGCGTAGAGTTCGTGATCTTCAATATCCACAAGTTACCTCACTGTATTGTTTACTATCAATTACTATTTATTACTTCTCATTACTGTTCATCAGTTTCTTCTCAAAAGAAGCTTGATATACAGCAAATTGTAATGCTTTTTCATATTGATATTTATCTTTAGTGTTTACACCAACAGCGTGTGATACACGACCCATATCTAATGTTAAAACACCAATCTTAATTTGTTTACTCATTTATTTCTCCATAATATTAAAATTTAAATACACCAATCATTTAGAAAGGTGTATTTATTAATGTTTGTTTTAAAGCTTAGAATGGTTAGAACGGGATAGAATCATCATCTGACTGATTTTCGTTATCAGCATCATTTGACTTACTTTCTTCCTTAGCTTTTGGATTCTCAGCTAATTGTGAAACATTGCCAAGAACATTAAACTTACCTTCACCACTTTGCTCAACAACAACCAAGTCATCAACACGAATTGCTGCAAGTTTAGCGAATGTTCCAAATGAGTTTTCATTAACTTCAAATTGAACAACACCCTTACTACCATTACCAATTAAGTGAGTGAATGTAATATCAACCAACTCACCACTACCGTTATCCATAAAAGCTCGTGGGCGGTACTTATCAGGAAGTGGTAGAAACTCTTTGGTTTCTTTATCTTGATATTGTGCAGCTTTCTTCAACGTTAGAACATATTGTTCTTCATCACCAATAGCGTACTCTGCACCATATTTCTCAACAAACTCATCATACTCAATCTCCTTAACCTTTTGTTTAGGGAATGCTTTATTCCAAGCAGCTTTGATTTTCTTATCAACAATTGCTGTAACAGCCCACTCTTTCTCTGTTTGAGATTGGTATTTAAAAGAAGCTGTTTTGATCTTTGGGTAGAATAATACAACATCTTCAATGATATTATTTTCTAAATTTAAATTTGGCATAATTTTCCTTTTTTGATTTACACTTGTTTCTTTATGAAACTTATTGTTTCTGTGAAATGCTTTTGCATCGTTTACATTACTCGTCTACTCCGAATTGTCATAAGTTGCCTGTCTTTCCAAGCTGTCAGCAACCTGAACTTAATCTATTGTGCGATTATGGTATTCACACCTATAGTGATCATGTTTATCCATCTCGTCCACTAAATTACATATTGATCTACAACGTGCGAATAGTTGCACGGTCACGACTGTTATAACTTCAAAGATTTGTGGACGTTGTACACCGCTACCCACTGGATTATCTCATTCATTACCTACTGTGTCGCAAACAGATTCGATCAATAAAAGAATATTAACAAAACAATTAACAGTAGTCAAGATATTAATTGTTACTGTTTGTAATCATTTTCAATGTGTTTAAAAATTTCGTTAGCAAAATACACAACCTTTCGTGCGTTATACATTGCATCACTACCCTCTTTACCACCACCTTTTAAATCCTCTCGAATACGTTTCAATGCTTTGATAATATCCTTACAATCAGCATCATTATCAAAACAATATCGAACAATATCTTTAATCTCAATACCACCTGTTTCAACAATTTGATCAATTAAATGCTGTGGTAGTTTTGTAAAGTAATACGATGATGAACCACCATCTGATTTTACTTTTTTATTTAGTGGTTTAGTTTCATCTTTTAATTCTTCATTTGATTTTGAACTAAAATCGTGTAACAACTCATAACCGTATTCAGAATACTCTTCAAAAGTTAAAACATCATTAGACTCTGGGTCTAGCCAATCTGAATCAAGATCACAATCATTCATAGACCAATCATCTTTATCCCAGAAAGTTATAGTCCCACTACTATCTTTAGTAATCTTAACTGTATCTTCTGGAACTTTAATAAAAATATCAGTATTCGGAACACCTAAATACTTTCCAATATCAACTAACTCATTAGTTACTTTATTAATATACAAACTCACAACAACCTCCTAAAAATATTTCTTATAAAACTCATCACTCATCTTACGACAAGCAATATCAACATATTCCACTTCTGGATAGTAAACAATACTATCCTCAACTTCTTTAGTTACTTCTCTAGCAACAACCTCACAACTATTAGCTGTTTTGTATGTACTAACCAAGACTGTCTCTTGATGACCAACAAACAATGAAATTGTAATCAATAAAGCGTACATATGAATCTCCAAGTAATTTTGATACAACACCAATTTAAAATTAACGTATGAACATCTTATATCATTTTAAAAAGGTGTTGTCAACAACTAAATCATATCTTCAACAAAAGGTTCTAAAAGTTTATTAGCTTCATTAATGTAATAATCATAGTTAATATCCCAATAGAAATCATCCATGTTATTACAGGTCTTAACCAACCAACCACTCTCTAAATTCATTCGTCTATCTTCATCACCATCTTTTAGTGGTGGCATAATCTTAACCAACTCACCACCATCATTAGCAACATAATATCTACAAATGTTTTGTTGTGGTAAATCTTTACCACCTTTGTTTAAAACAAGTTTCATTGATCGTGGTAACTTAGCTCTCAACACGAAGTCAAAAGGGTCTTTGTGCGATTTAATAAAATCTTCAGCACTTCCACCATTTAATAATTGATACTCAACAGCCATTGGTACAATCAGAGCAGACATATTTTTATGAATATGTGTTAAATCTTTAGAGTGTAATTCTCTCCAAGCATATCTACCTTTGGCTTTAGTCTTCATTCAATTTCCTCCTAACAATATTAACACCTTTGAAAAATACTGAATCAGATTGCTTTTTATGAAAAGCACCTACCACATTCTTAAGATTTCTTTCTCTCAAATCTTTATAACTCAACCCAATCTCACAACGATCTTCGTAATATAGATCGTAAACGTACTGTGTAAGAACTTTTGTAAAAAATTCACTCTGTTTATCCCTATCACGAAAACACCAACTTTTCTTTAACTTTTCACCGTGACCACTCCTAATACCAGACTCCCATTCATGCTTTAATCTTTCAGATATCTTTTTAGATGTTAATTCGTGAACGATCATACCTGTCGAACTATCCAACCTCAAGTTATAACCAAACTTATTATCAATAGTATTTTCGGTCACTATCCAATAAAGTTCTCTTTCTGAACAATCTTCTACACTACAAAACTCAACAACATCGAATCTAAAATTTTCAAAACCATGCTTTAAAAACGATCTAAGTAAATACTCATTAATTTTACTCAAATCTTTATTTCTTACGCCAGAAACATACTGAAAATATCTCTTATAAAAACACTTTGTCTTACCGATATATTTTTTACCATTAACAATATTTGTTATGCGGTAAATACCAGACAAACCTTTAAACTCCTTCAATCAATCCTCCATATATATCGCAAAGTAGTTATTTACGTCAGCCACGTACATTTTACTATAATAAGCACCCTCCATAACCAAACCAGTAACTTTTTCCCAAAGTGAAACAATACTATTTGCTTTATCGATCATTGAATCATCAATCAACACTTCACAACCATCCGTATTCAACATGATTGGTTCAACATTGCACTCCATAACAAGCTTTTCAATCAACATAGCTAAACTTAACTGACCATTAATCGTAATCTTCATTGTGTACATGGGGTCAAAGAATGGTGAATACTTGTTGTTAGAGTTACCATATGTTGCGTTAAGGGCTAACTTAATTGCAAGGTTCTCACCAGTACCTTTTGGGAACAACTTTCGTTCATTGTATAAATCCTCATAACTCTTACAGAAACTAACACCAAGATGCTCAGGGTAAACTTTGTTAGAGATTGCAATGTTCGGATACATACTTGCAACGTCCCAAGTTTTGATTTTACGATCTTTAGTTGATTTAAATACACCACGTTTTGCAGCATGTACACCACCAACACCAAAATCAATACGTAAACCACCATAAACAACATTTAGAGTTTCAGCAATTCTGTAACAACCATTGTATGAAATCTTTGGTATTTTAACAACTCTCTGTTTAACCTTACCAGTTTTCTCACAAACGTAATCCTCTTTTATAGGATTTCCATTCTCATCCTTTAAAGTCTCAGTTGCTTTTAACTCATTTTCTTCAATCCAACCAAGAGGGTGTAATTTCATAAACTCATTGATTTCTTGCTTAGTTGGTTTAGATTTAAACTTAAACTTCTTTACAACCATCTCAGAATACTTTGCAAGATCACCAAGTAAGTGTTCCTCAATATCAGAAAATACACCATTTGTCTCTGTAATCTTTTGAGCTGAAAACCAATTCTTTAAAGCATTAAATTCTGGTGAATAAAATTTAACGTAAGGAAATATACATTTACCAATATCAATAAACGATCTCTTAGTCTGTCTCATCACTCGTTTACCATGATTGTCAACATCATAGAAAGCTTTAGGATTTACACTCTCAATCTTATTAATAAAGAATCTTTCACCAATTTTACTATCATTCAAATTCATACAGTTAAAACCGTACTTAACTGTCAAATCCTCACGTAAGGTTATCATTGATTTACACTTATTATAAAACTCAAGAGTTGCTTCAATATCACTAATGTTATAATCAACAAGTGTTTGAATCTCATCTTCATCGAGAATTGTACCAACAGGAAATGGTAAATCTTCGATGTTACTTAATCTCATATTAAACTCTAAAAGCTTTAAAGAGGTTGCTTTAGCTTTGTTATCGAAATGATTAATTTTAAATAAATCAATTTGTTCAATTAAAATATCTTCATCTTTAACTTTAATACCAAAACCATCTTTGTTACTATCAATAACCTTCATTGCATATTTATAAATCTGGTTAGCTGTAACTCTTAACTTTTTACCATCTTTTTTAGCTTTTATAGCTTTCTCTAATATCCAATGAACAACTGGGTAATCAAATCCTAAATTATTATAACCAATCCAACGATCACCATTTAACATTGATTTTCTACAGAAATCTAAAAAATGATCAATGTCATTTCTCCGATCACTAATTTCAAAAACAAACTTCTCAGAGTTATCTACAGCAATCTTGGCAAATGTAAAAACATTTGGGAAAGTCTCAATATCGTATATGTAATCTTTTTTCAAAACAACCTCCTAATTAACGAAAATATAATATCAAAAAATTAAGAGGTTGTAAAGCTTTAATTACCAAATAGGTTTTTCTTCACTAACCTCATCACCATCGACAACAATCTCATCCAAACTAGATATACCAGAATGTTTTAGTGAGAAACCAACATCTTCAACATCAATATCCTCAACAGATTTCAATAAATCATCTGAGAAGAAAGAGTGTGCTTCAGCATAAGAGTAAGGGTATAATTTGTTTGCTTTAGAGCGATAGAAAAGCTTGGTTTCAACACCTGTTACTTGATCATTTCGATTCTTACGAATGATCAACTTCATAGTGTTTCTTTCAATCGGACACTCTGCATTCTTATTACGTTGTGCTGTAATATTAATTGTCCCTTTAGAAATAACCTCTCTACCACCATAAGCATCCTCCTCATTAATCTCACCACCAGAGCTTCCATTCTGACCACTAGATAAGTTTTTACGAGTGTGCATTGCTGTCATAATTGTAACTTGGTTCTCCATTCTTACACGATCTAAGAAAAGAATTAAATCATCATATTCATTCTTGTTCTTACAGATAGATAAGAAGTCAACACAAGGGTCAATCCATAAAATCTTAACATCCCTGACTTTAACCAAGTAATTGATTAACTTTTTAGCAGACTCTACAGACGATGGCAACTTATCAACAAAATCAAAACGGTGTCTACCATCTTCTGTTAAAAGTAGTTTATTAATTTCACTCTCATTGTTTTCAATAAAATCCAAACGATTCTCTTTACCTTCGATTTTCATCACTGATCTAGAAGTAGCCAAAGAAGCAACCTTTACACCAAAGGATGTTGAATCTGCTTCATATGAAAGAATAGCCTGACGATATGGTGCATTTAAAGCCCAATCAATCATCCAAGCATCCATGACAGTAGACTTACCAGAAGATACAGATGAAATCCAATTCATCCATTCACCAGTCCACATCGCATTGTCTGTAAAGTTACTAGCAAGATCAGATAGAAATTCAGGAAAAGGAATTTTATCTTGATTTAATCTTTCTTTTGCCTTATTCAGTAATTCACCACTCCCGATTACACCATAATCTTCAACAGGAATCGCATCCCAATAAACATCTTTTGCAATTAAAGAAGCATCACCATTCTTAACATAATCATTTAAATCCTTATGTCTAAGATTAGCTTTAAATAGCTTATCATTATCTATAATTTCTTTAATTTTTTCAAAAGCACTCTCACCAGCAGCATCCTTATCCATACAAATGATGATTTTTTCATGCTTGTTAACCCACTCGAAGTTATTTTTCAAACATTCAGCCGTTGATCCCTCACCAAGTAAAGAAGTTACAACGTTTATTGTTTTGTTGTATTTCTTAACACTTTCTAAATGATGAACTGCTGTTAGAAGATCAATTTCCCCAGATACAATGATTAGTGTGTTTGCAACATGCTGAACCTGACCACCAAGTAAGTTGTTTTTACCAACATAACCTTTCGAGTAAAAAGTCTTAGGTGCTTTTCTGATTTTAAAACCACTTATTTTTATAGAACCATCTCTAATATATGTTGCTGGAAAATACATCTCATCAACTTCACCGTTTTTAATCTTCCATCGAACACCTAAATCTTTACAAACATTTGGGTTTAAACCACGATATTCACAAGTTAGAAAGTCGGTTGTTGAATTTATAATATCGTAATATTCCTCTTTCTTTATTTTTCTTTCGTTAAACTTTTCTAAATCTTTAATACTCACCTTAAACTTCCTCTCCTTTAATTCACTCTTATCTTTACAATCACTTTCTAAAATCTGTTCTTCACTAGGTATTGTCCACGAACATCCAAAACAATAACAACCCCCGTTATTCTTATAAACATGGAGGTTGTTTTTTGATTTATCATTCCCTGCTTCCGCACAAACAGGACATTGTGTTTTATAATCCCTTTCAGTGTTGAACTTTATTTCAGAAACATCATAACCACACCACTCTGTCATATCTGTTTCATAAAAATTCAAAACAATCTCCAATCAAAACAACAAATCACTAAACACTTTTTCAAAACACTCTTCTGGATTTAAGTTACCTTTAGTCCAACACTTCTTAATTCGATCTTTACGCAATTCAAATACTTCATAATCAATGCCAGTGTTCATAAATAGATCATTTACTTCACCTAAGAACTCACTCCACTTCATTTACAACTCCTAAAATAACAAAAAATCAATAAATTTTACTTTGACATCATCCCCGACCTAAAGGACAGGGATTCCTCCTGCGAGACGCTCATGTCCGAGCGCAAGAATATTCAGTGCTGAGTTTATATCTCGATTATGGAGCGTACCACACTCCATGCACTGCCATTCTCTTATTCCTAAGCCTGCTATACCTTTCGGACTACTGGAGCGTGAGCCACAGCACGAGCAAGTTTGGGTGGTATAGGCTTCATTGACTTCCTCAAACAACACCCCTGCGTTCTCGCATTTATACCTGAGCATTGTTTTTAGTGCTGAAAATCCCGCATCCAAAACAGATTTCGCCATTTTAGTTCTTACAAGTTTTTTGGCACTTAAGTCACCTACAATGATGAGTGCATTTTCTTTCACAAGCCTTGAGCTTGCTTTATGCAAATGGTCTTTACGACAATTTGCGATCTTAGCGTGTAATGCACGGACACGCTTTTTATTTCTTGCTCGTTGAGCAATTCCCAGTTTCTTCTCATATTTACGGTAGTAATTAGGATTTGCAATCACAACACCGTCAGAACAGGTAGCAACATTCTTTAATCCAAAATCAATACCGATTGCTTTGGTTACCATTGGTTTTTCTTGCTTCGGAGAATCAACCACAAGGCATACATACCAACGCCCACGACTATCCTCAACAAATGAGCCTGTTTTAACATCGTATTTGCTTAGCCCGTAACTGTCCCATAGTTTGAATTGGTGCTTACCATATTGAACATAACCATCAGCATATTTGATGGCTACTTTCTTGAACGGTATCCAACCCAATGAACGCCTAGCTGATTTTTTATTGCTGACTCACCATTTCAGTTTTGCTTTTTTAAATTGCTTGCGTCTTGTCACTAATTCTTCTGCGACCGCCTGAATCGTTTGACTATGCAAACTACATTCTTTCGATGTGCCTTTTGTGTATTTGGCAATGTCGTATGCTGAAAAGAATTGTTGTTTTCTTTGTAGATGTTTAAAACACAAATCATTAACGTAATTCCAGACAGAATTCACCTCAGATGCCATCTGATTTAACACAGTGTGATGTTTATCTTTTATGCGTAATTTGAGTGTCTTCATACAATTATTTTAACCTTACTTTTCTTAACAGTGATTATAGCAAAAGTATTTAAAACGACATTTCATGTCACATGACTTACGTCAGTCGCTTATATGCTCATGGTTTAGTCCGAGGTTTTACGCTACAATGGATAAAAACACCACAACTCACCAATCTCATCACCCTCACGCAACTCAATATCTGATACAGAATCATTCTTAACTGATATTGTTGGTACTCCACAGAAACCTTTAGGGAACGGTGTTGATACAAGTTGGATTAAACCACTTTTAGCTAAACACTTACGAATGTGGAATGTTGCATAAATACCATGAACGTTAACAAACTCATTAATCTCTAAATCAACAACAGCACCAACAGGGATTGTTGATCTTTTCTTTAATGTTAATTTATTTTTACTATAATTCATTTAAACTCCAAAACTCTTAATCTTCATTCCACAAAGTATAAACTCATTTACATTATCTGTCAAATGAAAAAACTTATGATATGCTGATGTTTCATAAGATAGTACAGTTTTCATATAGATAAAATCTTCTCTTGGTAACATGATTTCAACCATATCTTTATCTACACCACATTGCAACAAAGCACCATTCATTTGCAATAAACTATCTTTAAGTTTATTTAATGCTTGTTGCTCAAGTTGTTGACCGTTGTATTCAATCATTACTCCACCTCAACTTTTTCATATTTAACACCGTTAATTTCAACATACTCTTTCTTTTTATTCTCGTCAATAACAGTGTTACTAATATTATCAGTACAATTTTTACCACAATTCTCAGTGTAGTTTGTTGTTGTACTAGACAAAGGACATCTTACAATAGTTAAATTATCCTCTGTAGATGACTTAATTTCAGTAATAGAACAGTCTTTCAATGTTTCATCAAGTACATATTTACGAGTTTTCTTTTCTGGTAAGTAATTAGAATCATCGCAACCACTAAATACCAATACACAAGAAGACAACAAAACTAACTTTAAACTTTTCATATCACACCTCAATTAAATTTTACCACGAACAGTATTAAAATCACCTAAAGACTTAACACAAGCACAGATAACACTCGTTATACGCTCATCTAATGCTTCTAAATCATCTAACCCTTGTAACCCTACCTCAAACTGGTAAACCTTCTGTAAAGCTTGCTGTATGCTTGTAAAGTACCCTAAAGCTTGCTTACCTAACTAACCATCTTTCTTACCTTTCATTACTTGATAGATTTTATACAAAATGATATTAAATTCATCTGCATCTATAGCATAACCAAATTCAATATCTTCACCATTAACAACATAATCTTTTAATACTAACATTACAACTCCTTAATCATATATCTTCTTTTTCACACTCATACTTAACCACTTGTGATAAGAACACCCAAATAGATGCATTTGTTTTTGTTCTTACTAACACAAAATCATCGTCTAAATTTAGAACTGCAACAATGTCACCATCATTTAGACCATGTTCCGCCTTCCAAGTAGAACCATTCGAAGACCCTAAAAATTTTACACAGTCTCCAACTTTAATATCTTTACTCACTTTTTACTCCCTAAAATTTATCAGATAGAGCTTTATTATAACCTGATTCTAAAACCTTATCAACACTACCATCAGGTATTTTTTTCATTAATTCTAAGCAATCACCTTTCATTAAATTAATCATTTACAAACCCTTATACAAAATCTCTAAATCATTACGAACATCATCATCCAACACACCATAGAACATTATGTTCTCAAAACCAATCTCAGAAATATCAATCATTGCTTGGTTAACATCTTCATAAATATCTAACAAACCAATGTTCTCACAAACAACAATACCATTTCTAGGTGTTGTTAACAATAATTGTATATCAATTGTTACAGCATATAGTACATCATTCCAATTTTCAAATTGTCTTGATAAACATTGCTCAACAAGCATTGAGTATTGATCAAATAAGTTACATGGTTGCAATGTAGAATTGCTGTACATAAAAATAAATCCAAATAAACATTAATGTATGATAACAACGAAACACTGTTAGTCAACAACAAGATTGTTATTTATTGTTAAAATAACGTAGATTCATATTGGTTACAAAATTAAACAATAAAGTGCTTGCAATGTGTATTGACACTGTTAATATATACGAAGGGGTCAGGGGTTGAGTTATTATGAACGATAGTGAATAATAAATACATTAGTGTTCAATCTTTAGATTGCAACATATAACGAATGATAATGAGTTATATGGGTATTGTAAGAATATTATAGAATATATTATTAATACAGATTAATAAATTAACAGTATAACTAATTCTATAATATTCTAAATAACTCTCACTACGTGATGTCAAGTGTTAATAATAAATAAAATAATCTTTATTTAACTCTTTATTGCAGAAATCAAAACATAACCTTAAATCTTGACTAGAGTACAAGTAATTAACGGATGTGTTATTGTTAAATGATTCTATGTTATAAACCTCAAACCACATATCACCATTAACTAAAGTTACACATATTGTATATACTTTATCTTCAATTAAAGGAAATGGTATATGTTCACCATTCATCCAACCACCACCCCACCAAAACTTATGATCTCTTAACCACCTGTTCACATCATTGATAGAGATGATCATACCAACTCCTCATACATGATTAGTGCAGAATATTCAACACCTTGTGTTGTTTTGTTTATAACATTGTATTTTATATCTATGACTTTCACATTTGCTATAAAATCATTAACAGCTTCGGTAAATTCCCAACTATAACATCTCTCAATAATCTTAACTTTCATACCAACCCCTAAACAACTATCACTCACTACGACACTTTAAGCTTAGTTTATATTTAAAACAAGCATCAATAAACCAAAATAACTGAACAATTATTGTTACTGGAAATAACAACAGTAAAATAAACCAGAAACATTTGTAAACAGGTAAACACTCAAACTTAAATACTTCAGCAATGGTTAAATCTTTTAGTGTAAAATGTGCAGATAACTGGTAATCACCATTGCTAAATTCATACTGATAATCTTCACCATAAATCTCTTTAGTGATTTCATTTAGAACAAAAAGAAAATCTTTATGTGTGACATGTTTGTTTTCTAAATAATTACCTCTCACACCAAGTTTAGATTGAATGTCGTTTGCAACATATCTCAACTTATAAGCATCAATCCAAAACTTATTACCAATTTGATAATTCAATCCAATATTATCAACACAATTATTTAGTGTGAATAAAGCTGCTTCGATGTATTCACGATTTTCGTGTATAACACTGCGAATCTCTTGCAACTCTTTATCTTCTTTCGCCTGATTACTCTTTAAAATAGTTTCAAGTTTAACAACAACATCTTTACGTGTATTACAAATACTCATTTACCAATCCTCTTTAAAGTTTAAAGCCTGTTCTTGATAATACATACGTTTATTAGCTATGTCAACATTAGGTGGTCTCTTAAATATAGAAACAGTCTCTAGTGTTTCGTTAGATAAGATTGTTGCTAAACTAGCATTTTGATCAATATCAAAATTATTGATACTAACTTCGTTAATACCATGTTGTTCAACAATTGCGTTGTTTACAACATCCTCCTCATTGATTGGTGTTAAATCAGTTTTATTAGATTTATTAGAATCATTTGATTCATCACTTTTCTTTCTCAATAAGTGTTTCAAAGCATCAGGAACACCTTTCTTAACTTCCTCACGTTTCTCACCATATTCAGAGAATGCTTTCTGCATACCTTTGTTTGTCATTTGTTGTACGACAGGTTTACAAACTTTGGTGTGCTGTTGTTTACTACTATCATCAGAAACCTCGTAATCTCGTGATATAGCGTTTTCTTCACTTACAGGTACGTATGTACCACTAGCATTGTTAAAATCGTTGTACGGTTGATTTACAGTGGTTTTACGTGATGTTTTATTACGATTTTTACCAAGTAAGTAATCAGTGTGTTCTTTTAACAAAGAAATAGCTTTTTCAGTAAATGTGTAATGTGATGTACGATCATATTTCTTATCGTAAGTAATAACTAGAAAACCTTTATCAACAAGTTTCTTCTTAGCATACTGAATTTGAAATAGTGTGAACATATTGTTCAAGTCGTTAACAAGTTCATTGTTAGTACGAAAGATAACATTTTTTGATTGTGTGAACATCCAATAGTTTATGTGTTGTAGAAGTAAAGCTGCTGTTGTTCCAACTTCCTTAGCAACTTCTGGTAGTAAAACCTTAATCAACTTCATCTCCTTAATCTAAAAATTACAATGCCTGTATCTTATAACATCAAAACTCATAAAACAACATATAAATTATAATTTTAATTAAAAAGAAATATATTAATATACTTATTATACATTGAGGAATTTTATTTGATGGAGATTGTAGAATTACAAATTCGATTGAATAAAATTACAATTTGATTAATAACAATGTTTTATAAGAATTTATTAAATTTTAGACAATAAAAAACCAGACCTTTCGAGGTCTGGTTTAATTGAAAGATTTTTGAAAATACCGTTAAATCTGATCTGTAATTTTACTCACCTCACTTGTAACAAGTCGTCTGTCATATACAACCATCTCCATCAAGGCTAAGTTTGATAAATACTCCAATAGCTTAATTAAACTTTCCACATTAAACCCCTATATCAGTTTTAGTGATAATAACACTTTTCACGGAAAATAAAAAACCCCAGAAGGGGTTTGAATTAGTTTTCTATATATAATTTGTTGTATCCATACAGGTACGGTATTTGATTGCCCTGCACAATAACAATATCCTTAATAATAAAAGTCACATCAGCAGCTCTATTACCTAAGAAGGATATTACAAGCTTTTTTCGATCCGAAACTAGCGGAGAAGTAAAAACCATAACGCCGTCCTTACCAACAGTATAGTCTGTTATCTGCTTACCAGTATCACCCAAGTGCATTGCCAAAATTAAACCATTTGCCGAAGCATTAAATTGATAGTTTAACATAGCAGCAACACGATCACCTCGAAATGTTGCGGTTGTGTCGAAAGGTATCTGCAAGTAATAAGGTGTTGCTCCAGCAGGGATGCTTACAGATAAATTACCATTTACAGTTGAGAAACCACAACCTTCCACTGGGTAGTTTGTTAGCTGTATACCGTTGTTTTGGAATATACGGTCGCGCTTAACCAGTGTTGGCGGTGTAGTCGTTATCTTTCCGCCACTAACAATATTCGACTGACCTAAATTTATAATCTTTTTACCAAAGATATTATTTGCACATGGTGCTCCATCCTCAATCTTTAATCCGTAATCAATATTGACATTATTACATATATTTCTATCTGCTCCGAATCTAAATTCAATCCACTTATTGTCATAAGTTGGGCTAAAGTCATTACAAATTAATCCATCAAAAGTATTATCGATAGAGCCATTACCTAGAGAAATACCATTACCTTGCAGCCCTGTCATATAAAAATTAGTAAATTTGTTTTTTTGGAATGTCCCATCCAAAACATACATCGTACTTTGATTGAAAGCCAAACTCGGAGCACCACTACCCATAACCCATGACTCCCCTGTAAAGAAAGAGAACTCATTGCCGTAAATCATTCCCCCATTAGGATTGATAAGGATATGCGTTTCATCTGTTGTTTTAGTGAAAATCCGATCAAATTTTAAACCGAAAATATATCGGTCTGAGCTTGCTATTAAAGACAACGGGAAGCCATCTTTAACATTAGTATCACCACTCGTCAACTGACAGTTTGTAATAGTACCGTCCGTAATATTTCCGCGGCTAATACCTGAATTGGTTTGAAATAATAACCCTGCACCACGCACAGACCAAATATGATCTAATTCAATATTCTCAACATCACCTGAATCAGGATGTGTTGGATGCACCCAGACGGACGCTTTAAAACATGCGGTGATTTGAAGTTGTTTGAATGTTGAATTTCGGCAACCTCCAATATGCAAACCAACTAGATTTTTTCCTGCGATACCATTTAAGTAAAAGTTATCTATATAAAACTCGAATTGTCCCGCTTGATCTGTACTCAATAAGGCTTCATCAACAAAAGTATCTAGCCCTAAAATATACGGTTGCGACAAGCCAACAAAGCGAACTCTAGGTGGTACATTAACCGTATTATTGATAAAGTAAAATGCAAAAGGCGCAAGAACGTCAACCCTGTTAGATGCTGCATAATCTAGGGCTTGCTGAATATAAACAGAAACGTCCCCTACTTGTTCTTTTGAGGTGCTAAAGTCTTTGAGTTTTGAGTGTAAGGCACTAGGTATAAACTCAAACAAAGACACAAAACCTCTTGTTCGGTTTGTAAAAACATTAATGCTTTGATATAGATTGTTATTAACCCCCTGCTGACTCAATCCGCTTTCATCAATAATCTGACTTGCTGAGTTAGTTTTAACCCAACCAGTCATATTCACATTAGGATTGTTTCTATTCCCATCAACCGTACTTTTTACAATGTCGTCATTGACTAGAATGACACGCTCACCTGAGTTGTAGGTTAATAATGAGTCATAACGGTTTACAATTCCTCGCTTTGCTAAATCTAAAGATGTATTTACAGGAGTTAATGCTGTAGAAATACTGTTGTTAACTAAGTCATCACTCTCTCGCTTTGTATAGGTTTCTGACTTAGTGTATACATCGGCTTTATTAGCTTTAAGTGCAAGCTGTGTGTCTACATCAGCACTATTGGCTTTTACAGAAATTGCAGCAGTAAGTGATGTGTTTAAGTTTGTTAAAGCTGTTTGTGTTGCTGCACTTACTGGTTTATTAATATCTGATGTATTATCAACATTACTCAGTCCAACTTGAGCTTTGGTAACTTGGTGTGGGTTATCAATCCTAGATGTGTGGTTGTTTAAAGCTGTGGTAACTACACCTACTTTACCGTCAACGTATGACTGTGTTGCAAACATTTTGTAGTTTAACAACCAATCTCTTATTGTAATCATTGTAATTGAATAATTACCGTAACCACCTGTAGGTACTTTTAAGCTGTCATTAATTTCTGCTGCTGTTAACTCAGGAGCGTCTGCAATTCTTAAATCTGTCATTATTTACTCCTAACGTAATTTAGATAAAAGAGAGTTAAAGTCTACAAGTAATTCTTCAACTGTTGTAGCCACACTATCAGCTTGTACAATTTTATTTATTTTTGTGTCAAGCTCTGTATCAACGTATGTTTTCGTGGTTAAATCTTTATATGTAAAAGTGTAATCTGCAATATAATTAACACTAATTGAATAATCACCAAAACCACCTGTAGGTATTTTCTCTGTTCCAATAGGTATTCTTAGTGGCATATTTTGTATTTTTAAGCTTGACACAATTGTCTCCAACAATTATTTTAAAAATAAAGCTCTCTCAGCTTCTCTTCGTCTAACAAGACCTTTTAAAACCCTACCACCACCTTTATTCCAAACAAGGAATTGATCGGCAGCACCTTTATAATCTTTGTTATTAAGTTTCTTTAAAAGTGTAGAGTTTGAAAAAGCACCACTTCCGATGTTGTATGAAAGTGAAACTAAAGCATCAAATTGATTTTGATTAATTGGAACTTTAACTTTATTATTTACAGTTTCTTCAAACTCTTTTAAATCGTGTTTAAAGTATTCTAACGCTTGTTCTTTTGTACAGACATCACCTTTTTTAACTCTTACACCATTTGGGTATTTAATTGTCCCGTAGCCAATAGTCCAAACACCAACACCATCATCGTAAGCATTTAATCTTAAATCTTCAAATTCTTGTATTAATGATATACCAACATTGCTTGTTTTCATTTCATCACCATCTAAATCAATTTTAAAAATATTAAGTAAATCATACTTGTTTGTTTTTAATATATTGTTAATAGAATTAACTTGTGATTGGTTTAATGAACCTAAAGATTTTCTAATCTCTGAAAATATATAATCATCCATTCTTCTGTTTCCTTAATTCAATCCTTAATTTATTATACTCATATCTTTTTAAAACAAACTTAATTGTTAAGAATGTTAAAGCAACACAGATTAACATTGTGAAGAATTGGTATGATGTATCATAGTTATTTAACTCTGGAGCGTGATAACTTAAACCAATAAAACCTGTTGAAATAAATAATCTAGATAATACACTTTTTACTTTATCAGAGAAGAATGGTGTTCTTTCACACCAAACTACAAAACAAGCTAAAATGAATAAACATAACTGAATAACCAAAATCATAATATTTACTTCCATTTAAACTTATCAATTAAGTTTGTAATTGAATCAACAATCTTATCAACCCAATTGCTCGTATTCTTAGCTACAGCATCTACAAGTTTCACACCAGATAAACCAGCAATCATGTAAATGCCAATAACAGCTTTAGTTGTATTATCTAAACCCCAAACCTCTACAATCACACCACCTAAGATGTATGCAACAAATACACCTGTGAATATCGCACCTGTAGCAAGTAAGAATGTTTTAATCTTCTCTTGTTTACTTATTTCTTCCCAACCAATCTCTTTTGCTTTATAATAAAATGCCAAGCAACTTCCAACTGTTGCTGGAAATAGCCACTTAATTACTGCTACAAGTGCTGTAGTATCCATTACATCTCCTATGCTGTTCGCAACCAAACATTGACTGTTATGGATGGTTGTATGTTATTCACAAGTTGGGTTCTCAATTCATTTGTTTGTGTTAATGATTCTAATATTTCTTTTGTTTCTGTATAACCACTACCAACAACTAGCCTACCACTAACGCTTGTTTTAATTTCATTGCCGTTCTTAGCCCAATTATCGGTTGGGAATACTACAGAGTTCTCGTATACACCAAACTCAGATTGTGGGTATTTAGTCCACGCTGGATTTGTTGAGTTTGGTGAAGAAACACCAACAATAGCCTTACCCTCCCCATATCTGACCCAAGTACCGTAACCCAACCTTGTTGACGGGTTTGTTGAATCAATTGTTAAATACAAATCACCAACTTTATAAATCTCAAGATACTCTCTTAAATCTTTTAATCTAATTACAGAATCTTCATCCAATGTGTTTTTAAATTTAAAAGTATTATTACCATCTACAACAGTTGGAACACCAGAACTATCTAAAAACAAACCCTTATTCGTATAACCACTAAATGTATAACCATAAATATCCGTTGTTTCAACTGGTACACCAACGGCAGCAGAATATGAAACACCTAAACATTTACCATTCATTACAGGGTTGGTTTTACTAACATAAAGGTCTAAGTAACCCTCTTGTGTTTTAATTAAATCAACTTGAGCTTGTACAACAGCACTACTACCGTAATTATCAAAAGCTAAACGCCAAATTGAAGTGTTTGTTGTTGGATCTTTATCAATGTTTGCTGATAATGCTTTATAAATATTACCTGATCGTTTTGTGTAAGCGTTTGTTGGGTATTCTGTCTGGAAATCCCACTCAGGAATACCTTGTTGAAACCCATAGACAATACCAACATCTTGTCTATTTTGAATCCAGTTCATTGTCTCTTTTAAAGGGATTTCAACAATGTGACCTTGTTCAATCTTTTCTGATGTCTGTGCAGCAATGTCACCATTAGATGCCCAGATACCAACTGCATAATTTGGTTTGCTAACTATAGCCATTATTTATCTCTTTATGGTTGTATTTGTTCAACAGTGACACCGTGAGCGATAGGTAAAATATTATCTTCTAAATCTAATCTTGAGAAAAAGTAAGAGAATAGACCATCTGTGTCCACAGCTTTTATTTTCATTCTTCTGTGTCTATCTACAGATATTGAACATGATGTATTATTTGTTATTAAATTGATAACTTGAAGTAATTCGTTTCTAGTACAATAACTATTATTATAAATAACTCTAGCTTTTAGAACTCGTTTATATTCTTCATCATTTAATCTTCTTGCTGTCGATTTATTGTAACTATCTAAACCTTTCCAATAACCACCAACATTCGGTTGTGATGCTGTACCAAAAGATTCAGCACCGTATGCACCAAGAAAACCAAAGTAGTTTGAAACGTTAAAGTTAACCAGTAATCTTGGTTGACCAACAATCATACCTATAAAATCTAAAAGATAACCATAAGCTTCATCAATATTTAGCATATTCTCAGATAACCAAAGGAGATCAACCTCTTGCTCATCAACGTATTCTAGAATTGATTGTAAGTAGTTTAAGAAGATTGGACTTTGATTTAACAATGAAGTGCAACTATCTTTACCAAACTGAATGTAATCAATATTACTTAACATTAACTACCTCCTATTTGAATATTATCTGCACTAATTGTTGCAACTTCATTAAATGCTAAAATAACATCCTCTGTTGCAAGAGTTCCACCAAGCTTACCAACTTTCAAGTTACGAACACTAAAACCATTTACTGAGTTAATTGGTTCATATAATCTTGAATAGTAAATATCTTCACCAACTTGTAAAGTGTTAAACCAATCAACAATAGCTTGTTTGATTAAGTTCTTACCATTACTAGGGAAGTTTGGATAGATTGTTAAAGCCATAGAAATAGTTAGGGCAACAGTGTTTGGTCTTGAGAATGAAATTTGCATCTTACCACCATTAATATCTGAAACCTCTCTAACAATATCACCATTAGTCATAATACCATCAGCAACAACATCAGAGATTGCTACAGCGATTTCATCCTCATTACCACCTTGAACAACAATGTGTAAACCATCTTGATTTGATCTAACGTTTAAGAATGAAACACCTTTTAAACTGTTCAGTCTTGCATTAATACTGTTTCTTGATGAAGTATTAGAGAAACCCTTAATCATGTTACCACGATAACGATAATCTTCATCTTTCTCAACTTCTTGAGATGAATCTATGAAGAATGGGTTTGTAACACCTCTCCAACCCAATGTTGATGTTCTGATCTGTGTTATTGTGTTTGGTTGACTTTCATCTGCACCATATGTTGTTGATGTAACACGAACAGGTTTATAAACACGAACAATACCCATCTGACCTGTTGTTGAGAAATCACCAGTATTATTTTGATCTGTGATGATTACTTTAACTGAGTTGTCATTATTTCTAGAAGCTGTTAAACCACTTGTTTGTGAGTTAATCGCATCAACCAACCTGTCTGCAATTTCTTGAACTGTTGTTTCATTTACAACAGAAATTACAACATTTGGTGATTGTGATAGATAGCCATTGATTGAGTAATTTAATTCATAAGTTCCACTAACAGAAGCAATTGCAATTTCAATACCGTTACAATCATTTGAGTTTAGAATCACTTGTTCATTTGTTGAGAATGTATCACCAGTTTTGACATTACCAACTTCGCTGTTATTTGCAATGACTGTTGATACATCACCAAACAACATAATCATACCTTCAGCTTGAGAGATACCCTTGCGCTTAATTCTATGTATTTGCCATAAAAGGTTATCTAGTTGTAAACCTTGAGCAGAGTTAATATCAAACTGATTCATAATTACAGGTAGTAACTCTGTATTCTGAGAGATTGGTTTTGCTATTACAGCATTCAACCTACCAATAACACTACTATCATCCACCTTAACTTCAGATTCACCAGAGAAAGGTGCTAACAGTGTTTTAGCTCTCTCACCAATCTTATCTCTTATTTGTTGTTCTGAATCTATTACAATCCCTGTGTCATCAAAAGAAATTGCCATTTTACCCTCTTAAATTATAATATTAATTAATTCTTACAGTTAAGACATTTCCATCTTGATCTGTTAATGTAATTCCATTTTGTTCTGTTAGGATGTAGAATGTTACAGGTATATTTGTTTTTAATAATGTTACTGTAAATTTACAAGCATAGTTATAGTTGCTAACTTCAGATTCAAAGTATGTAACCTGATCAACCATTTCTTCTTTCTTAATCTCTGAAATAATTAAAGTATCAACAACTCTTTTCTTTCTACCTAAACCATAAACATCATTTAAGTAATCAATACCGTAATCTGGATTCCAGAACAACTCTCTTTTAAATGATTTCAACCTGATGAACAATCTTTGCATTAACTGAGTTGGTTGATCTGTAATAATCTTAAAGTCACCATCCACAAGAACTAAATCTTTTGTTGTTTGATCTAAAAATAAATCCATATTAATTTCCAAAGTTATTGTGGTGTTGGTGGGGCTGTATTACTACTACCAGATTGAACTCCAGCATGTACGTGTGTTGTCATAAATGTATAAACAGATTTACCTTTAATCAACACATCATTCTGTGTTTTAACTACAGCATTTTTAGCATCAATCTCAGGAGCATCAACTTCAACCTTATTGTTTGTCTTAATGTTAAAAACACCATCTTCTTTTAGTGATAACGTAATCTCATTATCTGTTTCTTTATTGTGAACAATGTTTAAAGCTTTAGTGTCAAATGTGTTTTTATAATTTCTTGGATTGAATGGAGAGTCTTGGTAAATGTTAACACCAATGATTGCAATAGCGTTATTTAAAGATAATAGAGAGTTTGTTACAGGTTCTTGATAATCTCTATTACCCTCAATAAAACCACTCATATCGTTCTGTGAGAACACTAAGAGTACATCATCGCCTTGATTAACAGGAACATGAATTGTGCTTGTAATCGTTGATAACGAGCATATAGGTACATCATAAATCACACCATACTCAAGGTAACCAATCGAAGGTACATACTTGTTAATAACTGGTGCAACATCAATAAAGCCATCATTTATTTTATCAACACCGACAACAGTTGCTTGCATACAGAAGTTTAAGTCTCTCATTTCATTAGTCATCATCATTTTGATAACTTCAGTTAAATCTCTCACTCATAATCTCCTGTACTTCCCACTTGCGATTCATTACCAAGTTCACCACTAGTTGATTGTGATTCTTGCAACTCTTGTTCTTCTTGTTCAGTTAATTGAGTTTCTGTATCATCAACACTCTCTAACTGCAATTCCATATAAGATGAAGATGTGTTGTTAGCTGTGAATGTAACTGAGTGTACACGATATACACCGTTGTTTTCAGCAATGATTGATTCAATTTGAACTAAACTTCTTGGTCTAACATCAGCGTTAATTAAGGTTTTAGCTTTAAGGAACTTTCTCTTT